TCTACCTCGTCGGCAGCCTCCTCCGCCTCGATGTCCTCGTTGACGGACTCGACCACCTCGTACTCGGTGTCGTCCGGCCAGATGAACAGATAGGCGTCGCCGTACTTCTCGGCCGCGAGGATGGCGGGCTTGTGCTCCAGCCGAAGGTTGTTCGGCTTCCAGATGTCGTCCTGAAGGACCTCGGTGCCCTCAGGGGTTGACGCCTGAACGTCGACGATCTCCAGCTTCTCCACGACGGCGTCAACCGGCACGGCGCTGAGGACCATCTTGTAGTTGGGGTTCGCCAGGATGAGCATGCGCTGCATCATGAGCGACTGGAACGGCTCTGCGAACGTCCCGTCGTAGAACTGACCAGCCTCGATGTAGGCAGGCTTGGCCTTGTCCAGTTCCACGAGGGACTTCCGCAGGAGAGCGAGATTGGGCATTGCTAACTCCTGAGGCTGGTCAATTGCGCGTTCGCGCACAGTCTACTTTAGCCCTCAGTATCCCACTGATCGAGCGCTCCGCCTTTGCGCTTGCTTCGGCTTGAGGAACTTCAGGATGGGATTGCCCACGGCGTCCACGAGGTCGTCGTGCTTGAGCTTGGGGAAGCCCACCATGTTCTCCTCGACGGCCTGAAGCCGGGCGGTGTGAACGACCCGCGTCGGGATGCGCTGATAGAGCGCGTGCACTCGACCGGCCCGAACCTCCTTGGGTTCCGAATTGCTGAATATGGAAATGCGCACAGGCATGTTATGCAGGACTTCTCGCCAGAGCTCTCCGCCCTGGTTTCCCTCGATCAGGATCAGGCTGATCTCGGGGTACATCTCGAGAATGTCCAGGACCTTCTTCCGCAGCGCTGCGCCCAACAGCTTGACGGCCACGCCGTACTTGACCTCGCACTTACGATCGGGATGTCCAGCAGGATGCCCCGTGGCGCCAACAACGGCCAATGCCGTGAAGTCGCTACCGCTCTTGTCGGTCACAGCGCCATCAATGGACAGCACGGTCTTGGCACAGGGCAGCGAGCCGTATGTGAAGTCGTCCCGCGTCCAGTACTGGCCATCCATCGCCATGGGGTCGTTGTTGTAGTTCTTGGCGAAGGACCGCGTGTGGCGCACGGTCTCCAGCCATTCCATCGGCCACTTCTCCGGCCACATGGAGCGCTCAGTGCCGTCCTCGTTCTGCAGGATCGGCTTGAAGTGGTGCACCTTGAACTTCTCGGTGACGATCCACTCGGCCGGTTCCTCGTCCTTGTTCAGGACGGTCTTCACGAGCTGGTGCGTGATCGAGCCGGGCATGGTGACCGTGCCGGACAGGACGACTCGCGCCCGGATGTTCAGCGGCAGGATGGCGTCCGTCAGGGTGCTCAGGCGCCCCGCAGCCTGGTATGAGGAGTAGCTCGTCTCGTCAGGCTCCAGGTCGTCGAGGATGATGAGGTCGGGTCGCTGGTCCTCGACCTTCATACCCAGGACCGAGGTGTCGGCTCCAGTTGCGGCGAACACGAAGCCGCTCTGCGCCTGGTACATCTCCTGCGTGTCGGACACCGTGACGTTGCCGCGCCTCTTCATGGGCTGGCACAGAAGAGGGTAGTCCTCTTGCAGGAGCGGGTTGGTCTCCAGCTCTCGCTTGAAGGAGCTGAGGTGCTTCTTGGCCTGGGGTCCCGAGTCGGCGAAAGCCGCGATGAACTTGGAGTGTCCATGTGCAGCCGCCCACAGAGGCAGGATCTTGAACAGCCAGGTGGACTTGCCCGCGTCACGCGGAGCGATGTAGGCGTCGCGCGCTTCAGCCGGTCCGAATTGGCTGGCAGGCTTCTCGCTCCAGTCTCGCGCTTGCTCGCAGAGCCGCCAGTGGAACTCGCACATGCTGAGGACGCCCTCTTCAGACTGGGCACCCTCGGCTTCGTCGATCGGAGCAGGCATCTTGAGCGAGTTGCCCATGTACGTCAGCGCGAACAACAGGGGCTCATCGGCGGTGTACTCGATACGAGCCGACTTGAGCGACAGCATTCCGAGCAATACATCGATGTGGCCCTCTGTCCAGAGGTCCGCCATCTCTTGCATGTACCGCTCAATCGTCATCGTCATCGTCATTGTCGAGCCTTCCGATGTTGTGGCGCATCCTGGTGAGCGCGTAATCCAGGAGCCCCATGCTCCTGTGATATGGCACGTCGTCAGGGAACAGGCGGATGATCTGTGTGGTGCCTTCTCCTCGATTAGCGCCGAAGGACTGGAAGGACACCACAGCGGTCCATTCCGAGATAACCCCTTCGGCACCGATCAGGCGCGACAGGTTCTCGATTGCCCTCTCGAGTTCCCGGTGCGCCTGATCGAGGTCTTCTTGTGTCGTCACCGCTTGATGACCGTCGGCCGGAGGAACTCGCCCAGGTCGATGCCCACGAGGTCCAGGAGTTCGTTCAGGTCGTCCTTGGCCGCCTGCGAGCCTTCGGTCAGCGAGTCGTACAGCTGCTTGGCCTTGGAGTGGCGAGCCTCGGAAGCGAGCCAGGACCAGCCCTCGTTCTTGCCGGAGTCCAGCTCCTTGACCTCCACACCCAGCTCCAGCAGGAGCATGTCGATCGCTCCACGCGTCCTGGTGTCCATGGCCTGCCTGTAGAACCGGGCGATGCGGCGAGCCTTGGCAGCGGTCCTGTCCATCGCTGCGCCCTGAGAGCCGAGCCGGTCCACAACCTTTCGCGTCTCGACCGCGCCTTCCTCCTGAGGCGGCGTCCAGCCCATGGAGATCAGCCAGGCTCGGGTTCGCTCACCAACCTCCAGCTCAACTGCCGCCGACACCGTCACACCCAGCTCAGCCATTGTCCGGCTCCGTCCACTCGACCTTGAGACGGGCCGACATGCCCGCCATCAGAGGACCCTTGTCCCCGTGCACCTTGACGCCGTCCTTGTCCAGGACATAGCCCAGGAAGTGGATGTGTGAACCCTCCACTCGGATCGTGCCGTTCACCGAGATGAACCGCGTGTCGAGGCCATTCGCCTCCAGCCATTCCCTCAGCCGGTTGCGACGCACGTCGTCCTCGCCGTGGATCGTCGGGTCGTACGCGATCACTGCCATGTCTTCTCCATTACCGTGGCCCAGCGCGCAGCAGTAGCACCACTGCGCACCAGACATCGACTTGCCATCGTGGAATACACAACCTGTGCAGATCTTCATCAGCCAGGCTTCTTCTTGCTGAGCGGCTTCCTGGCAGGCCAGTACACCGAGTGCTGAGCTCCACTGGAGTTCGTCGCGGCATTGGCCTGTTCGGCAGCGGCCTTGGACTTGTAGATGGTCGACTTGTTGTCGCCCCATATCCACCCGTCCTTGTATCGCTTAGCAGGCATTGTTCACCTCCTCCTCGTCGCCCTTGCGGACAACGGTACGTGGCGCGTAGCGCCGATAGGGCTTCCGCTTCTTCTCAGCCTTGTCGTGTCGACACACCGCTGTCCTGTGCTGTGCCAACAACACGTGGCATGGACCGCCGCAGGAGGGGCACGGCCAGTTGGACTGGTCAATCGCCCTGTACGTGATACGCCTGCACTCGACATTCTTGCACTCATGCCGTCGACACGTGGCACAAGCCGGGGCATCCCTGTACTCCATGGGCCACTCTCCCATCGCCTTGCGGTACGAGGCGACCACTCCAGGATTCCGGGCGAACCAGTCAGCCCATGCCGTCTCGAACTCCGTCAACACCGTGGCCTCGCAGGGCAACGCGCAACTCACACTGCCACTTGTCCCGGCATTCGAACTGTCCACTCCATACCTCCCCATCTTCCTCAGTGATCTGCTTCCCGCACCACGAACACTCCGTCACAGCGACCACCCGCCGTCCGTATCACACCCGAGAACGGATTCTTTGGGGGCTCTCACAGCCCCGTACCCCGTCCGAGCCCCCTTGCCCCAACCCCTCCGAGATAGGCCGTTACGCGCCCATACGCGGCCTCGCCCTATTCGCCCGATTCCAGTTCAGCAGGCTTCACAACCTCACCCGGTATGACGTGGCCCATGAAGCCCGCCAGCATCCGCTGAACTTCGAGTTCGTCATTGACCTGCTTGGTTTCGAGCTGCACCTGAACCGGCGCATCCATGCCGAGCAGCTTGGCCTCGCGATTCATCAGAGCATTCAACGACGCGATCGCCTTGTCGTCACCCTTCTGTACACGTGGCATGATGGCCCGCTTGGCCAACTCAATCTGAGCGAGCTGCTGCTGTCGATAATCCTCAACGGCAATCTCAGCCGCAGGCTTGATGTGCTCGTTGACCCACTTGATGATGGAGCTCTCCGACACATTGGCCTCGGGGAACTCCTCCTGGATCTTGGCGTGGCACTGCTTCCACGTGTAGCTCAACACACGGAGACGTGCAGCTCGTGTTGCGATCTGCGTCTTGAGTTGCTCGGTGAGGTCATGCCTCCTGCCGCTCCCACGCCCCGTCGGCACCGAATTTGTCGTCACCGTGCACTCCAATGCCCTTTTTACATCCATTTCCGACACACCAACTATACCCCATCCCCTTTTTTGCGTCACTGCACAAGCCGCCATCGCCCTGTCGACCCCGACCACTCGGATGAATCCTCGGATGTTTACGGATGATGCCGATTCATCCGAATCGCACATAAGCCCTGGTAGAAGCCTTTTTACCCTTCCTTACTTCGGATGATCGGATGAATAGGACGTAAACAGCTATACCCGAGACAGGCATAGGCCCCCTTACGCCCCTCCCTCTACGCCTGCCTGCCTCCCGTAAACCCCGGCGGAGATAGGCGGTCATCCGCTGTCATCCGATGGAAAACGCATCCCTACCTGCGCAAACGGATGATTTTCGCATCAGATGCCGCATCGGATTCACTCATCCGAATCCGCTGAACGCTCCTGAACCGTTGCCCATTTTGGGTCGAGAAGCGCATATCGACACGGCTCGCTTTCGACCCGGGGCCGTTGAGGGTATAGTTCTGACGTAGCCTTGAACGGCCCAGCCCCGTTCCCCAGCAACAGAATGGATGCCCAACCATGGGTATGAAGACCGCCAACGAGAATGTGTACAG